ATCTTACTCTGATACGGTCCTCAAAGACCAAGCTCTAAACGATCCAACCACCACCACAGACAAGCATTTCAAAATGCTTGTCTGTGGCTCTTGTTTCGCACAAAAGCTGGGACCTTCATAAGACAAGGATTACCCTTGTTGTTCTGGAAATAGCCGTAGATCGACGCGATCGCGGCCTGTTGATATGGGCGCAGGGTCAGCATGGCGCGGCCTCCGTGGTACGGGCATCGTTCGACCAAGTGGAGCCATCGGCCATGCGGTAGGTGACGATGTCGTCGCCCGCATTGATGACCTCGCCCGGGACGAAATTGGGGATGAAGAGATGGTGGATGCAGGCTGCACGTTGCTCGGCGGGTGCCAGCATCCTGTCATGGCGGGCGCAGTGCCAACCGCCATCGACAGCGGTGGAATGCAAACATGAACGACACGTCACAGCCGCCCCACCACCCTCGTGGCAGGCGGCATGGTGGTCGCAGAACCGGCATTCAAACCAAGCCGAGTCCTCGCTGATCCGCGGGGGCGGATGCTGGGCGAAGATGACCCGGCCAGCCTTCTCCAAAAGGCGTTCAGCCATCGCGCTGTCGGCCTCCATCCGCTCGATATGCAGCGTGTCGGTGTTCTTGCAGACCGCCATGTAGAGCGCGCGGGTGATGCCGGTCAGGTGCATGTAGATCTGCATCTGCGCGGCATGCTGGGGCTTCGATGCCACGACGCCTTTCGCGCTCAAATCAGCAAAGCTCTTTGCGCCGTGCGTCTTGAACTCCAGCACATGCCAGGTTTTGGGGGCCTCAAGCAGACCTATGGCAACCCCGTCCAGTGAGCCGCCGAAATGACCGCCATGGGCCTCCACACGGATTTGACGCCCAGATTCCGGATCCAGTTCCAGAACAGTGGCCCCGGTGGCGCGCAGGTTGCGGACCATACGGTCCTCCTCCTGTTGCCCGGTCTCAAACAACCGCAGTAGACGGCCCGAAAAGCGTGACGGCGTCACCCAGCGGAAATCATACCAAAGCGCGCGTGCGCAGGATTTACCGATGATCGATGCGCCGAGATGATCGCGGAAGCCCTCGCCCTGCCGGGCCTCATAATCGGCGTAGATCGCCGTCAAAGTTGGCGTGGGCGGTGCGGGAAGATCAACCATTACAAGCCCTCCCGTTCGCTGCGGGCTTGGGCCTCGGAAAGAATGCCGTTCCATGTCTCGGGGTCATGGCGCTCACGCAGCACGCCGATCAAAGCGTCTTTGAGCTTTTCACGGCGACGGCGGCCGGTGCCTTTTGCTAGCAACTCGGACCGTTCACGGCACATGTGGCGCAGCGCAGTGCGGGCCCGGTGGAACCAGTCGGGGTCGATGGGCTTGTGGCCGCGCTGGCGTGCCAGATCGGCGGTTGCGATCTGCGTGCGGATTTTGGCGATATCGTCGTCGAGGTCGATCAGCCGGCGCTGGTCATCAGGCAAGCCGGGGCTGATCACGGTCACGGGGACCGCGTTGTTCAGATCTATCATGGGATTATCCTTAGATGGGGTTGGGCGCTGCACCGTCAGTAAGGGATGCGGAGCAGCGCGATTGGTCAGCCCTTCTTGTTCCAGGGCGCGGAGGCCATCTTGGGCGGGGCGGAAGCGGCCTGCGTTGAGGGCGGTGCTGCAGGGGCTGCGGCAGGTTTTGCGGCAGCGGCCGGAGCGCCCCCACCTTCGGGCGGCAGATAGGCGATGGCGTTACTCTCGCCGTAGCCGTTCTTCGGCGGCTTGATCTTCACCTGGATCGTCATCGGGATCAGGTGCAACTCCTCACTGTCACTGACATGCATCCTGCCTGTCGCATGGCAGATGGCAGACAGCGTGCGCTGCGCGATCTCGACTGTGGTCGGGTTTGGGTTCACCAGGTTCAACTGATCGAAGATCTTCCGGCCCTTATGCTGGTCGTCCAGAATATCCAGCATCAGCCAGAGGAACTGGCCCATGCCGTTACGGGTCACGCGCATCTCGCTCTCGACGATCTGGGCGCGATATTTGCCTGCGGGAAGCAACTCGTAGGGTGTGGTGGGTTCAACGCTAGTGGCGTCAAATGACGTATCAAAACGTGCCATGGTCGTGTCCTTTCAAGTGTATCATTGAGATTGGGGCATGGCCGCCATGAACTCAGCCCAGCTGAGCTCGAGCGTGTCCGGCAGGCCGTAACGGTTCTTGGCGAGGAAGGCGGGACGTTCTTCGGTGTGCATGACGCGCGCACCGGACCCGAGCGCCCGGGTCACCTTTTTGTTGAAGCCGACATCGGATTTGGCGACCGAGATCCGGTAATTTGCAAAGAGCACCACATCGGAATGCTCCTGCAGCAGCGCCGAGGCGCGGGCCTGCAGCTTTATCACGTAGCGGTCGTAGGGCTCGTGCTCAGGACTATCGAACCGCTTGATATCGGTATGGGCAATCTGGATGACCGCCATTCCCTTGCGGTCGCGAAGCGCATTCAGCTTGTCGAGATATTCACGCCAGACGGTCAGCGCTTCGGCATAGCCCTTGCCAAAGCCAGGAGTTTCGATCGACTGCCAGCCATTGCGTTTGCACGCTTCCGCCCAGATCAGCGGCTCGAGCCAGTCGACGCTGTCCACGACGACGGTGCCATAGTCGTGACCCTCATCCAGCAAGGCGTCGAGCGCTTCCGCCACCTCGACATAGCTGGTCGCTAGGGGGAAATGTGGCACCTGCAGCTTGCCAAGCCCGTCCTCAGTCATGATGAACACAGGCCGGTCAGCCTCCGCCGCGAAGGTGGATTTGCCGACATCGGCAAGGCCGTGCATCAGGATCCGTGGCGGCGTCAGCGCCGTGTTGCTGCGTAGGGATGCGAGAGAAATAGCCATCAGTTTGGGTCTCCATCAGAATTTGTGTCGAAATCAGGCTGCGGATTGCCTGCCGGCGTGGAGGTCACAGCCCCGTAGAGCGCATCGAGCCGGTCAGCCTCAGCGAGGTATGCCAATGCCTTGCGCCGCATGGAGCGCCGCTTTTCTTCGAGCAGAGCGAGATCAGCGATCGGAGTGCTGGGGTTGGAAGCAGGCGCGTTCATTGCACTGCCTCCCCACCGAGCGCGGTGCCGCCCTTTGCCAGGATGGCGTCAAGACAATCGCCAAAGCTCCAGTCCGGGTTCGCCGCCCAGAACTGATTGGCTTGACGCAGGGCCTCGCGCCATTCGCGCAAAGCAGCACTATCGTTGGCAATTTGGCGGTGGCGGATCTCGATGGCCCGCGCGAATTCGGCGCGCGTCAGCTGGCGTGTCGACACCAGCGTTGTGCCATCAAGGTCCATGGCAACAGCCACCGGTAATGAAAAAGGCAGTTCGGCCTGCGCTGGCGTTGCCGCCTGTTCTGCCCTGAGCTTCAGACGGCGCGCCCTCGTGTCAATGCGGGCGACAACACCATCGATACCGGCGAGATACTGGCCATCCGCGTCGATATCATCCCAGCGATTGACCGCCGCTTCCCGCTTGTTGATCGCGCGACCCGCGATCACCGCGCCGATGATCTCGGCGACAACATCATTCAGTCGCATATGTCCCATTTTGGACCTCCTGTTCATAAAGGGTGCTGAAGTCGGTGAGCCAGGCCGCCGCGCGCCGGATCGGCGCGGTATCGACGGCATGGCGCGAAGCGTGTGGAACGCGGCGAACAGCCTCTGCGGGGCCCGGCTGTTCATCGATGCGCTCGATAATCTCTTCGATCCGGCCACAGATCGCGCGATCCTCTTGCGTCCCGAACACCGCTATCTGGCGCGCCCGCATCTGCGGCGTCATCGGTGGCGGGCGGTTTTCCTCGAGGCGCTGTACGCTTTCCTGAACGCGCTGCAGACGATCGAGAGAACGTTGCAGGCGATCCTCTGCCGCGCGGCGAACGGCGGAACGCGTTGGTTCTTCACCGCGCGCGAGTTTTGCATCGAGGGTGCGGCGCACGATGCCGGGATCAGCGGCTTCCGCGTCACGTAGGCGGCGCGCTTCATGAATCTGGTCGCGGCGCAATCCGAGGGTGTTGGTCACAGCAACACCCTCTTCCCGGTGCTGGTTAGTACCAATTCCTGCAAGCTCACCACGCGCCTGTGCCGCATCATATTCATCGGCAAGGCGCCGCTTGGCAGCAGCCTCAATCTCCAGAGCATCAGCTTGTGCGCGGTGCGCAGCGACGATGAGAACGTCGTGGGCGGATTTAGCCCGGTGCAGACGCGAGGCGCGTTTGGAAGCGTCATAGGCCAGCCCTGCGAATTCTCGGGCCTCGAGCACCTCGGCCGCCGTCTTGGCGCCCGCCAGCATGCTGGCCGCGCGGTCGATCAGCCCGGGCAGGCCTTCGATCGTGTGGGAAATAGGAGAAAGCTCTGTCATTACGCAGCCTCATTCGGCTCGAGTGTGACCCTGAGCGTGCCGGTCTTCACCGTGCGCGCAGGCGCAAAGCCTTTACGCCAGGCCTCGGGCAGCGCGCCGTACTTGCGCTCGGACACCGACAGCTTTGTCTCGATGAACTCGGCGGGGTCCTCACCACTATCGGCGATATTGGCAGCGATCTGCGCCAGTTTTGCCTGGTCCCAATCGACGCGTTTGGGCAGGTCGGCCACCACGATGTAATCGCCGTCAACAAGGCGCACCGTGCCCGTGTCCTTGCCGCAGGCACGGCGGGCCTCTGCGGCGCGGGTGGCGTAGCGCACGTCGAGCGCGGTGCTGAATTTGGCGCTGGCGGCCTTCAGCTGCTTCGTTGCATGGTCCAGCTCGCCTTGCAGTGCGGCCAACAGCTCGATCGGCAGCTGTGCCAGTTCGCCCGTGGGCAGGTTCAGCATGTCATTGATGCAGGGGATATTTTCAGGATAGGGCATGGAAGGTCTCCTTGTTGGTTTGGGGATGGATGGGGGTCTGAGCGAGGCGGCACTGGATCGCTGCCAGTAGCGCCTCAAACCGGTCGATCTCCGCTGCGAGTGCGACGGCGGTGGACTCGAGGGCTGCAGAGGGCATCGCTGCGATCATGACCGCGTCGAGCTCAAAAAGCGGGGCGTCAGTCATCACGCGCCCTCCCCTGCTTCAAGCAAAGCGGTCAGCGCCGGCGCCTTGTGCCGCGGCCTGGGCCGCACGATGGACAGATAGGCGAAGACATCCATCGCCACCCGGCGCTGGACGAGGTGCACAAGCCCTGCCCGCTCGGCCCGTGCGGCCACATCCGACAGCGCAAGCAGCCGCTTGCGATCGCCCGCATCGAGCTTCGAGACCAGTTCCGCGCAGTCCACGCAGAGAAAGCCGCAGTGGTATGCCAGCACCGCGCCCGGCTCGGCTGTGGTGATCCAGGCGAGGAAGTCGATGTCGGTGAGACTGGCGGCAGCAGAGGCACTCTGCCCGCTGTGAATGGCCCTGGTTGGGGTCAGACGCGCCATAATCATTGCGCCGCCCGCAAAAGCACTGTCTGCGTCGTGTTCTTGCAGCGCCGAACGCTTTCAAAGGCCACGATATCTTCGTGCCGGTAAACAGCACGCCCGCAGATCTTGAGGAAGGCCGGCCCCTCGCCGGTCCAGCGCCAGCGTTCAAGGGTGCGCGGGCTGATGTTCAGCCGAGCTGCCAGATCGGCTTGATTGAAATGTCTGTGTGGCATCTGCCTCTCCTGTTCTGTCTTTGGAGAGGTGATGCCAGTTTCTTTGTATGCGTTCGTCCCACAACTGGGATGCGCTTTTCATTGTAACAGGAGCAAAACTGCGGGCAACATGGCCCGCTATGCGTTTGTGGCGCTGTGTCTATTGTTTGCTCAAACTTGGCAGCGTTGGCGGACGATTTGGGCTAGGTGTGGTACGGGCTGGGCTCCGCT